TAAACAATTGCAGCGTCAGATGAAACTTGTAAGTTTGGAAAAGAGTTTTTTTGAGGAACTTCTTTCATTTTTGCACTTTTCTTTTTCATTTTCTTGCCTTTCCGTAACCACGTTGAGCTAGTCTACCTGCTAGACCGCCTTTAGCAGCAGATATTGTTTTAGGTCTAATCATCTCAATAGCTATACCTAAGAAACCTTTTTTCTTCTTTTTCTTCTTTTTTGGAGAATCTACTGCGCCACCGCGTTTCATTTTTTTTGTGGCTCCTACTATTCTGTCAGCTTGTGTAGGATTAGGATTATTATCTACTCCTGCTTTAACTGATAGCATTCCAAACTCTGTTTTCTTTTTAGCCATTATGATTTTCTTTTAAGCTGTTCTTTTAAATTTTTTAAACGTTTTATTTGCATCGGAGTTGGCTCTAAACCTTTTTTCTTTTTCTTTTCCAATTGATCTAAAAATCTTTTAATACCAGGTGCAGGCATTGGTCTTAAAGGTTGCATTTGTTTTGGAATTGCGTATTTAGGTGGTTTTCTACCAGGTATGTCAAACAACTCACCTAATCGACGTCTTTTACTTTTTCTTTCATTTGCTTTAGCAATTCCAGGCTGTCTATCACTAGAAAGTCTAAAAGGATTCTTTTTGCGTTTTGGTTTTACAGGTCTAAGTGCCATAATTGATCTCCTTCTTAATGTATAGTAGGTTTTATAAGGTTTAGCAAGTCTCTTCCATTATGATTCATAATTTTATCGTATTCTTGTTCAGTAAGATTATTATGATACAACATTTTTGCTACACCCATCATTGCACCAGCCAAAAGTATTTGTTCTTCAGAGGAAGTAACAGCCGTATCTGAGAATATCATTAATTCGTTAAAATATTCTTGTAATTTAATTGTTGGATCTACCATTTTGCTTCTCTAAGTTAACATTAGCACGCAATTGTGCAATGTCTTCTTGTGAATCTATCTTATCTTGAGCAATTTTAGCAGTTTGTTGTATTTTTGCAGCATCCAATTCTAGTTTTGCACTATCAACACCCGCTTTTCGCTCTTGATCCATAGCTTTTATGTTAATTTCTTGCTGTTTTAAGTCGATAAGTGGGTCTGAACCTTGTTGATCAAGATATTCTTGTTCTTCTTGAATCATTTTTTCAGTCATTTCTACAATTTTCTCTGCTGTTTTAGCCTCAACTACTTCTTGGAATTGCATTTGTACTTCTTGAGGTAATTGACCACCAAATTGTTGTGTTTGTTGTTCTATTTCAGCTCTTAATTCTTCTTCAACCTCTTCTCTTGACTGTAACGAAACATGTTCCATGATGTGAGACTCTAATAAAATTAAAGTTTGAGGGTTATTTTTTACTAAAACAGAAGTCATTAAAGCTTGATGAGCATCAATATGCGCCATATGATTCTGTCCTCTAAATGCTTGAAGTTTTTGACCTATAATTGCCTTTGAATTCTCCATTCCAGGATCAATTGGCTGTGGTTGTTTAGGTGGTGGTAAAATACTTACAATATCTTTTACACCTAATGCTTCGTACATTCTTCTGTAAGCTTCATACATGTTATGTGCTTGTGGATTAGCTTGTGCTAATTGTAATTGTGTTTGTGCCAACGTAACACGTTGAGACATAGAGAATATATTTGGATCAGAAACAGGTAAGACATCAACACGATCATCAAAATCTTGTTGCTTAACCATTTCTAAACCTTGCTGTCCTGCTGGTTTGTAAGGATAACCAGGAGATAAAGATTCTTTAAATATTTGTGCTAATATTTGAAATTCTGTCTTTTGAGCGTAGTGTAATCTTTTATGAATAGCACTCATGACTTTTGTGCCACGTTCCATCAACGCCATTGTTGTTCCAACAGGTGCATTTGCGGCTACACTATCACCAATCTTTTGATCAGCTACAGTTGCAAATCTTGTTCCTGCATCAACAACAAAACCTAATAATTGAAATAATGTTGGACTTGGTTCTTTGTAAGGTAAAGGCATAAGTCCAGCACGAAGATCACCAGACGGTGCATCAACATCTCTAAACTCGCCAGGTTGTAAAGGTGAATCATCATCAGCAATTCTTAAACCTCTTGCTTTAAATCCTGCTGGTAAATTAGATAATGTTCCTGCATCAATTAATTGTCTAAGAGCTGCAGTTGCTGTTCTTGATAAACCACCAAGCATGTGAATAAGACCAAAGCCATAAAATCCTAATCCTGGTAAAAATTTGTAATGAACAAAATATTTATTTTTCTTTTTTATAGGATCATCTTCTTTGTAGTTTCTGTAAACAGAAAGAACTTCAGATGTACCTTCATCTATTGTAACTATGTATGGAACTTTAATACCATCATCTTCATCTACACCTGGAATATTTAAATCTGCGTGTATTTCTAAAAGAGTGTATTCATCCTCTTGACCTACTTTTTGAACACCTTCTATTTCTCTTTCTTTTTCTAATATACGATCCTCTTTTTCTACATACTGCAAATCTATATCTCTGTAAAAACCTGCTACTTGTTGTTTTCTAACTTCATTCTCACTCATTTTTACAACATGAGTAATTCTCTCACACGATGTTAAATCAGTTGCAGAGTAAGGAACAATTAAATCATCAGCTGATATAAATTTAGATACAGCTCTCTGTAGTCCTGCATCATAGTAAACTTTTTTAAATGCTGAACCTGCAAGAGGTAAATGAAATAACATTTGATCTAATTCAGGATCATACTCTTCCATAACATGAGTAATCTGATAATTCATAAACTCTTTTACACGCTCTGCTTGTTCTTCTTTTGCTGGATCTGCTTTACCAATAATTTGTGTATTTACTGGTCCACCAGCAGGTAATAATTCTTTGTAACCTTGTGCTTGAAACTGTGTAACACTTTCAGCTAAAAGTGGATGTGTAACTCCACTTGCACCTTGAAAAGGCTCTGATCTTTCAGTGTATTGAAAACCAAGTAAATCTAATCCTTTTCTATAAGCATTTTCCCATTTGTCTCTTGATGATTTGTCTTGTTGATATTTATCAAGAAGTTCCGAAGATATTATATTTAATTCTTGTTCATCTATAAATTCAGCTAAGTTTGAATCGAATGATTCTTCCATTGGTTCAGATATGTCACCAATAACAGCAGAACCATCTTCCATCATAGAAACGCCTGATCCTACTTCTTCTTCTGCAATATTAACTACTAAGGCTTCTTGACGTGGATCGTCATCAGCAATGTCGGGTAAAACTCTTTTATCAATCGCCATAAGGTCTAACTATCTCCTCTTGTACATAACCGCCTTTGGCCATGTACGCTTTAAATGCTTCCGCCATTTCAGGCGTTAATTCTATACCGAAACTATCAGCGGTGTCAAATTGGTTCGCGCGCTCTACTATAACCTTTATATCAGAATTATCAATAATATCATTGGCGATAGCATCTGCCTGTCTACCTGTATTTCCCGTTCCAAGTATTTCTCCTGTTTCTCTATTAACAACATTAAACACTTCTACTTGTTCATCACCTATTCTAACTGGTAACACTTCAAGGTTTACATTGTTTTCTTTTGCAATACGTTTCAATATCTTTTCTATTTCACTGGTATAATGCTTGCCCGTGTCTGTTACGACATCAGCGCCAGGTCCACCATAGAACTCATACATACCAATACCAGGATATTGAGACGGAGGTACATCACCTTCCATACCACCATCAACCCATCTTTTTATTCTTGCAGCTTTGTCAGCTGCCCTATCTGCTTGTGATGTTGCTGATGATCCTACGTGGCTGTATCTGTTAGTAACTAGATTAGCTGGTGTTACTGCATAGTAGTCAGTAGCATTTGGATCGTTTAAAACAAACTTACGATAGGCTGCTTCGTAGATGTCTCGTTTAATGCTTGCATCAGCCCACTGCCCACGTAACTTGAACGGTAGATTTGGATATAATTGTTTAACTAATTGTAAGTTTAATTCCTCTGTCATGTTGTCAATAATATCGTTTTGTTGATAGCGAACTTTCTGTGCCGCTTCTAACATCTCATCTGTGATTTCAGGCACAGGTGTGTTCTTCAATGCTGTTAGTTGATCCTGTAAACCCATCAACGCTTGTAATTCTTTTTGTAATTGTGCACTGCCTGGTAAGCTTTCTCTATACACTGTTCCTTTGTCCGCGAAGAACGTCATCATATCTCGTTGTAATTCATTGTTAATCGTGTCTAACGGAACGTTGTTCTCAGCCATGTATTTTACTTTAGCTGATAGTTTACCTGCTGTTTTCTGTGCCGCTTGGAAAATATCTGATTGTATCTCATCAGCAAACGTTGCTGTCTTGCCTGTAAACTTGCCACCTAGTTGACGGTCCGAGAGCCGCGACCAAGCAATCGTGTATGGTTCTTCCCAGCTATGTGGTGACACACCACTAGGCAATCTTCCTGGATCCCCGCGCAAGTCATTTGGATCAACAAATAATAATCGTTCTCTGTCGGTATTTGGTATTGCACCATTTTCTTTATAACCTGGATATTTTAAAGTTCTTTGATTTCCATCTAAAGTGTTAGATAAAAATCCATATCCTTTTGATTGTACATATCGTATAGGTGATTCTTTAAGTGCGCCTAAAACCATTTCTCTTGAAATAGGTTGACCTGCTTTTGTAGCTCCTTCAATTATTCTCTCTAGTTCTGAATCAATAATTTCTATCTTTGGTATATTACGTGATTGATAATACTGTCTAAAAGCATCTAAATCTTTGTATTCTTTTGGACCTTGCATTAACTCTGCTTCTAACCTTGAATAAAATAATTGTCCTGGTTCTGATTTTGTTACTGGTGTTAAACCTTCATCTATTTCATCTGCTCTTGTTAAAAGACTCTCTTCAAGCTCATCTCCTGTTTTAGGCAAAATTTTTTCGACACCCATTTGAATTCTTTCTTTACGTTGTCTAACCCATTTAGGCACTTCACCAAAAATATATTTAAGACCTTCTTTTCTGCTTGCTACTTCAACAGCTTGATCATCTTGAAAGCCGCCATCTGTTTCAAACGCGTCTTCTGCCTGTCTGGTAATATCAAATATATTATCTAAGTCTTGAACTGATTCGTAAGCAGGTTCTAATAAATAATCACCCACGTCAATCTCTTCTTCTAAACCTGATGGTGTTGGGTTACTAAACTGTCCTGGCTCACCGCCCATGGCTAGTTTTGTTTCAGCGTACTCTCCTGTAAACTCTGGTGGTAAAGGATCTACCATTCCACCTTCAGCATATTCTAATTGATTACCTTCAACATTTCGTTGTTCTTCTTTTTGTATTTCTCTTATTAAATCCTCTTCAGCTTCTGCACCTACATCTTCATTATCCTTAAAGAAACCTGCTATTCCGTCTATTATTCCTCCCTCACCAAATATAAAAGGATCTTTTAATTCATAGCCACCAATTAAGGAGGTTGTTAATATTTTACCAGAGTGCCTAGCCATAATCTCTGCAATCTTTGGAGTAGCTAAACCTCCGAGTCTTGCTAGTGCTGCAGGGCTAAACAAAGCCGCTACTTCTAACACTGTTAATCCTACAGTAGCTCCTGCCGCAACTGCTTTTTTAAAATTTGTATCTGCTGGTATTTCACCATAGAAAGGAATGTAAATAGAATCATCATCAGAAAACATATCCTCATATCCTTTTTGTAAAGGCATCGTTATGAAATCAAAAACTTTAGCTCCAGCTATTACTGGATTAGCCATTGCTTGAGCAAACTTACTTGTTTGATTATCCATCTTCTCATCACGGGCAGCGCCAGAACCTTCTCTTCTAGCCTCTTGTTCTATCATTTCATTATAGTCGTCTACTTTAGACAATACAGAGTCAGCATAGTCACCTGGTGTGCTTAAACCCTTAGATATAAGTTTAGGTAATAATCTATAAACATTACCTTCTGTGTATGCATCTATATCTTCTTTTATGTTTGTGTAGGTATCTTTTACTCCTGTATAAGCATCGGTTAAATATTCTCCAATTCCTATATCTTCTTCTTCAGCGACAGGTTCAGGAGGAGTAAAACCACCCACTGCTCCCTGTCCAGAATTTTCATCGCCATCAAACTCTATGGATATATTAGGTAATGGTTGTCCTGTTTTATCGTCTACTTCTCCACCTTCTGCAAAACCAGGTCCTTGAGCTCCTTCTTGAATTCTTTTATTCATGTCTGCAGTATAGAGTCTATCTTCAGGTTGTGCCATGTAAAAATCAAGCTGTTCATCATACATTTTTGTAACATCATCTGCTGATCTAGCTTTACCTACTCTACCATATCCTACATCTGTAACTATACCTTCAAACTCTAATTGTTTACCGAGATCATCTATTTGATTTGTAATGTCGGCTGACATACCAGGAGTAGAAACACCTGATTGTAATTTACCTTGTAGCTCTCTTAATGCTTTATCATAAAAAGTATATTGTTTTGTATTAGCTTTTAAAGGCGCTAAAAATAAATTATCAATTTCTAATCCTAATCTATAATCATCTGCAACGTCGGTAACATGTGCTAAACTTACATCATCTATGATGTTATTAGTTAATCCTTTTTCTCTGGCTAATTTTATCTTATCAGATAT